TGCGTGTGAGTGGGCTATTGCGCCGTGATAGGTTGAAGCAGACGGAAATGCCGCTTGGTTGGCAAAATAGAACGGGATAATACTGCCCACTTGCGGAGCAGTGATTGCACCGGTGTCAGAGACCGTAACCAGACTGTTTTGTACAATTTTGCCCGTAGTGCCATCAAACCTTGTGATTGCATTGTCTGTAGCAGAGGCTGGGCCAGACACATCGCCAGCACCAGAAGGGGTTGACCAAACGCCGTCGCCTCGCCAAAACGTAGTAGCACTGGCTGATGTCCCGCCATTAAGGTTTCCGACAGGCAGATTTCCCGTAACACCAGTTGTCAAAGGTAAACCCGTTGCATTAGTCAAAGTGCCACTTGATGGCGTACCCAATGCTCCACCATTTACAACAAAAGAACCAACGGAACCCACATTGACTGCTAACGCAGTAGCAACGCCAGTACCCAGCCCTGTAAGTGAACCAATCGCAGGAGTAACGGTGACGCTACTTGCGACTGTCAATTGACCTTGAGCGTTGACCGTAAAGGTTCCAACTTGAGTTGCAGAGCCGTAAGAAGACGCCGTAACCCCAGTCACATCAATGCTAATTGTTCCCGTCGAGGTGATTGGGCCACCCGTAAGACCAGTTCCAGTTGCCACGGACGTAACGCCAGAGCCTGCGGCAAATGAGTTCCAAGTGCCGTTGTATCCCTCAAACAAACCCAATGTTGAGTTGTAACGAAAGTTTCCTAACGTAGATGTTCCACGTTGCCCAGTAGTTCCCGCTGGCACGACGACCCCCCCAGAGCCGGGGATTACGGGGTCAGTAGCCAAAGAAAGCGTTGGATTACCGCTTACCCCAGTTCCATTTGCAACGTCAATTTGGCTTGCGGTTCCCGTGATGGTTGCAGAAGTAATAGCGCCACCAGTTGAAAGAACCATAAGACCATTGAAACTGGCGTTGGCAAAATTCAACGTTTGACCGCTCAAAGTTATAGTTGGGTCACCAGATACGCCAGAACCGTTTGTGATTGACAACCCATTTCCGCTAACCGCTATAGAACGATTTGTAAGAACGGTAGAAGACGTTTTAACTTGAAACCCAGTACCAGAGTTCACTAAGGACAATAAAGCGCCTGTGGTCGTTATATTGAAGACTCCCTGCGCTCCGCCGTCGGTCGTTACCAAACCGTTAGTTGCTCCCACAGACCGACTGTTTGCCAACTGAGGTGTTTGATTGACCGTCAAATAGGTGTATACCTGCGACGGCGATGCAGAAATTGCTCCAGTCGTAGTTTGGACTGTCACCCCATTTTGGACAATAGGAACCGCCTCAGTGCCTGTGATAGCACCAGCGGATGGGAGTTGGAGTATGGTTACTTGTGCTGACATTTAGGTACTCGTATTGTCTGGGGGACTTGGCGCAATGGTGTCCTTGTTCCCCGTGTTTGTAGGAGTCTGAGTGTTTTGTTCGGTCGAAATCTGAAACTCGCTTGTTCCGCCAGTCATCAGGAAATTGTCGTTAGCCGCAACACTCACATCAGGTCGTGCAAACCGAAGGTTAATCCTTTCGGTTTTCCTCGCCGCTAATCGATAGGGGTCAAGCGTGTCCCAACAACCGTCGCCACAGACGCGGAGACCCGGCGAATTCCCGTCGGGTTTCAAGTTCACATACGGCTTCTTCATCTTGCACCTATCGCACACCGCGATAGCAAGTGAAGTCATCCCTGTTGTGTCCAAGAAAATAGGCATCCGTTACCTCGTGTACACGGAAATGTTAGGGGCGAAGTAAATCGGTGACTTGTCGCGCTCTTCTTGTTCAGCTTCGTAGAGATACTTCTCAGCCATCTTCTCCAAATAACCAACCCTATCCATTGCAACCTGCGGGAGTTCGAGGCTCATACGATGAGCCAGCATAAACACCACCGCCTCGTACCAACGTTGAGGAATTTGCAACTCGTTGGTCAAAGCGCCCACGTCCATGATTTGGGTGGAGTACCACACAGTCATCTGCACAAATGCGTTGCTGGGGGTGGGCCACAAGTAAATCTCTGGATTAGGAACTGTGCGATTAAACCAAAACTGAAAGGGTTGGTTTGCTGTGAAATTCTTGTTTGGCAAATTGGTGTAGTCGTCGCGGTTCAAGCGGGACATCATCACCTCGGTGCTGTTGTTGCCGATGTACCACTCGCGAAGGGCAAGAGTAACGCCACCAGAGATGACGATGCGGTAGAAGGCGACGGACTGACCCGGGTCTATGTCCGTCCACACCCATGTGTTGTCCGTAACCGCAACCGCTCCAAGGTTCTGCAACGTAGAGTACGTTACCCCATCAGACGAGTATTGGAGCGAGATATTCCACGTCGCTGACCCACCACCAGAGATGTAGGGCAAGAAGCCAATAGAGCCTGCATAGATGGGGGTTGTTATGCCAAAATTGACCGTGAAGTTGCCGTTTGCAGAAGTCTGCTGAGTAAACGTGTCAACGTCCCCGTCATAAAGATTTGCAACAGTTCCGCCAGCGGATGAGGTGTATGCCCCATCAGGGCGATTTAGCGTGCGATACAGCACGTTAAGTGTGTCTACAGCACCATCAGGCAGGGTGTATTGATACTTGTTAGGGGTGAGTCCAATGACTTCTTTACTGATGCACCAATATTGAATACCACGATTGATGAGGTTGGAGAGCAAAAACCCAAGGGATTGACGAGCGGAGACAACTTGCTCAGAAGTCAACTCTTCCGCCAGTTTTCCGCACCGACGAGCGCCGTGGTCAATCAAAGTCTGCACATCGACCGTTTGTCCGTAGGTATCAGAGTACGCCATGTTTTCCCGTCCTTACCAACCGGGGCAGTCCCACCGCCTCAGCGATGCCTTAGCGCGTGGTGCGTCCCCTTTTGAATGTTCCACAACACCGCTCATGCGTGCGCAAAAAGAATCTTTTCGAGCGCCACCTTTGGGTTGTGGAGCCTTTAAATTACTTCCAGTCTCTCGATTGTACTTCTCGCGACCTTTTTGAGTAAGACCCGCGCCTTGTTTTGTAGAAAGTTTTTCACCTCGTCCAACAGCAAGAGAAGGGGTCTTTTTTGCCATTGTTAAAACCTATATTTAGCTGTTTTTTGCGCAATCTTTTTGGGTTGCGCTACAAATTGTTTTCCTGCGGCTTTGCCTACTCTTTTTGCTTTGGTCGTCGAAGCATACTCAGCAGGGCTAAGGCTCTTGATTGCAGACTCTGGAAGGTATCGCTCACCAGTTTCAGAAGATTTTTTACCACTTTTTGTTCTCCATTTTTGGTCACCCCAAGCCTTCAGTGATTGCTGAGGCTTTTTAATCACGATAACCACCACCTGCGTCCTTATAACGCTTTGCTACAACCTGCGCTTTGCGGGCTGACCACTGTCCAGCACCCGTTCCAGCAGTAGCCTCAGACTTCACATCATTAAAAATACGCTTGCGCAACTCTGGCTTGGTGTAGTTGCCTGCCGCATTGACTGTTGACTTACCACCATCTTTGTAAGAGGCAGTCTTAGCCGCATTGGCAAAATCGCTGGACTTAGGAGCGCCCTTGCTACCAGCACTGCGCATTTTCTCACCAGAACCAGAGGCTATACGTTGCTTCTTTGCGGCAATATTTGCATACAAACCACCACCTGCCATCTTTGCATCTTCTTTTACAAATTCTTTACCAACTTTGCTTGGTATGCCAGTTTTTTTGGCAAACGAAGGGTTGTGTGCAACCGCTTGCATAAGTTTGTGCTGAGAAGAAGATTTAGTCGGCATAAGATTTAATCATGTCAAGTGTGATTGAATAAAAATCTCCTGCGGCGGCGTCCGTTGTTGTAAATCTTATATCGCCAGTTTTACCAGCCCCAGCGTTGTTTGGAAGTCCACCAAACAATGAAAAATCTATGTTGTAAAATGTGTTTTGTGGAATACCAATACAAAATAAATCAGTTGTTGCATCCCACAAAATTTCTACTTGTAAGCCATGCGTGGATGCGTAAATTTTAAGAATTGTGACGCCATCACACGCCTTGCCAGAAGCGCTTGACAAAAGAGTAGACACATCTACTTTTAATACCGCAGATTCATTGCCAGAGCCATCGCACAAAAAATCAAATTTTTGAATTGCTGTGCGCTCCCCATCAAAAATAGTTTGCGTCGCTACTGTATTAGCCATTTTGTTCCCTTAATAAAAAGCAGGGGCCGAAGCCCCTACTCGTTTTCAACAAGCGCGTCCGCCGCGCTTTTTACCCGCTGGTGAGACCGTTACAGACTCTTTGGTTTTGGTTACGGCACGAGGGCTTGGTGCGTTTATTGAACGCAATCCAAGACCCTTCATATATAAATCACCGACCTCTTCGGCGGTTTCACCAAAGTCTTTGACAAATTTGCTGTCACGGACTTTGCCGTACAGTTCTTTTGCCATGCTCAAAGGATTCATCGCCTCTTCCAACTCACGACTTGCTTTGTCGCTTGCAGATTTCGGGTCTACTTTGTTCTTGTCAAAGAAACGCTCATCTGGAGTTGGAGAACCACCGCCATTCATCTTCTGGTACTTGCTGTAGACATCGTTGGACTGAGCCTTTGCCTGCTTCATAGCAGTCTTGTTCTCAGCCCCAAATGCCTTCATCAAATTACCTTCAGCAGGGGTGACCTTGCCGCCCTTTTTAAAAGTGCCAGCATAACGGTTGATGCTTACGGGTGCTGATGGCTTTTTAGCGCCTTGGGGCATCGCGACGGGCTTGCCTGAATCAACAGTTCCCCCCGTCGCGTAGGCTTTTTTTGAGGATTTACCCCCATGCTTGTAACCACCAGCATTGCCCATTTTGACGCCGCCAGTAGCCATCCCGCCCTTTTTCATAGCAGAATTCTTCATCATGCCGCCGTCAGGCATCATGTGCATACCGCCACCACCCATCATGCCGCCCTTTTTCATCTTGCCCTTGCCATCAGCCGCAAAGTCAGGAACCATCTTCCCGTTCTTCTCGACCATAGACATACCGCCGTCTTTGAAACCACCAGCGTTACCTAGAGCAACACCACCAGTTTTAAAGCCGCCAGCATTGCCAAGAGCAACGCCGCCAGTCTTCAGACCTTTATGGCCCTTGCTGGCAGGCTTAGACTCGTGAGACTTCAGTTCTTTCTCAAGACCCTTCATCTTCGACATCTCAGCGTTACCACCCTTTTTCATGGGAGGCATAGCCATAGCGGCAGGCTTCTTAGCCATCATCGCCTTGCGACGTGAGGCCATAGAGGGCTTGCCGGGGGCGCGAACAGGAGCGTTGACAGCAGGACGACCAACGAGGGCTGGAGTCCCCATCATCATGTCCATAGCACCACCGCCCATAGCCATCTTCTTGTGACCAGCTTCCGCTTTGCCACCTTTTTTCATGTTGACGTGACCGCCTTTAGCAAGTTTTAACTCAACTGAAGGCTCAGTGGTCTCCATCTTCACCATTGGTTTGAATTGACCCATGTCGCTCTCCTTATGCTTGTGTGACGCCAAGAGCGCCAATACGGGTTGCATTTGGGCCTGCCGCAATTGCTGGCAGGGCTATTCCCATCACAAGACGTTTGATGCCATCT